GTCAGGCTCGAACCCGTGCCATAAAGCTGGGTCCCTTGCGGGATTGGGGTGTTGAGGATGCCCGAGACCGAGATCGTGCCGCTGGCGAACGTCGGTTGGCCGATCGGAATGCCCTTGATGTTGGCCCAACGGACGAGCCAGGGCTCCTCGCAAGTGTCGGGCAAAAGCTGCTGCGAAATCCAATAAAGGTACATGGACATGAGGTAGCCCATGCCCGCGCTCGTATCCGCCATGACGCGGAGCGTGGAGTTCGGAATCATCGGCCCCGAGCGCAGCGCCGCCTGCACGTTTGCGGCGTTCAGCGTGCGAAGCTGAGAAAGAGTCAGGGTAGGCCAGGGCATGGGCGCGCACGGCCTCCCCTTTATTGCTGGGTGAAGGAAAGCGATCCGGTGACGGGCGCAGTATTCGAGAGGTAGGCGCAAAGCTGGTTTGAGGCCGGGATCGTCCAAAGCACGTTGAGCGGAACGGTCGGGGCTTGGGGCGAGAACCAAAATGTTCCGACTGAGGTTGTCCCGGTGTCGCAGGGGGTGCTCGCTTGCGTCCCGTACTCGAAAGTGACGCTCTCAGCGCCGGTGGCGGTGAGCGTGCCTCCGGCGACGTAGGTCCATTCGCCGGTGACCGCCCCGATGACGGCAACCGCGGTCTTGGCGTTGAGGTTGATCGGAAGCTGAAGGGTCGGCTGGATGCCGCCGCCCGAGAGAGCGGTGAGCAATCCAAGCGTCGCCTTCTTGGTGGAATAGCCGGTCGGCGATGCGGGGTTGACGACATCGAGCATGATGAGGTCGTCGGTCGAAACCGTGCCCGCTGGCGGAAGCGCCCAAATAGCGAGGGGTGTTGTGCTTTGGGCGAAGGCCGGCGCCGAAACGAGAGCCGCCGCAAGGAAAGACGCGATCTTTTTCATGGGTCGATCTCGATGGGTTGGCCGATGTCGGTGACGATGTCCGCGCCGGTGTCCGTCGAAACGACCAGCACAGGCGGGACGTAGGGCGTGGGCGGCGAGGGATCGATCGCGATCGGCTGCCCGGTATCGGTCCCGACGCCCGAGCCGGTGTCCGTCGAGAGGACAAGATTGGGGGGAACGTAGGGCGTCGGCAGGGGGACGGTCGGCGCCGGCGAAGGCAGGAAAAGCTCGTTCCAGACGAACTGATAGACGAGCGCGATCGAGGCGAGCGGGCCGCGATAGATCACGACGGAGGCGTCGATCCGGTAAGGCCCGACCTGCGTACAAGCGATAGTGAAGCTCGAGAAAATCCTGGCCTGGACGAACGGGTTCAAGCACTGAGCGATATAGGTCTGGATATTCTGGATCGTCGCGCCGCCGCGCGTTCCCGGCCCGACGATCGAGGAGCGCTGCAACAGCCAGAGCTTGGAGCCGATCGGCCAGCCGCCCCAGATTTGCGCCGCGTCGAGATCGCCCCACCAACCCCTTCGGTCGGTCGATTTGGGATCGGGTAGCGCGTCGGACGGCGCAGCGAGCGCGTCCGAGCAGAGCGCGATCGTGACCGCGGTTATAAGTTCGTTCGTCTCCGAAAGCAGCCCGGTCGGCGTTTGCAGCCAATCGAGAGTGACGATGTCGGGAGTCTGCTGCGCGATAAGGCGGATGTCAGGCAAGGTCCGCCTTCCCTTCCAGCGCCTCGATCCGCGCCATCGCCTCTTGCAGCGCTCGGGTCAGGGTCGCGATGACCGTCCACGCGTTCGGGCTTTGGATCAGGTGTTCCTGGTCTTTGGAGCCGGTCGCAGCGTCCGGGATCAGCGTCTCCTGAAGCTCGTGAGCGACGAAGCCCCAGCGCTCCACGTCGTCGCCTTTGATGACGCCGAAATCCTTGTGGTTGTAGCTTATCGGGCGAAGCAATTTCGCCCGATCCCACATGGACGGCAGCGGCTCGACGTTGGTCTTGATCCGGTAATCCGAGGCCGTGAGGATTTGGCCGAGGTTCATCGCGTCGATCCAGAGGCTCGCCGCCGTGCCGTTCCAGCCGACATTGAAGCTGTTGCCGAGCGTCGCCCCGCCCGTCCCAGCCATGGTTTGGAATCCCGTCGAGCTCGCAATCTGCCCGGCGATCCCCGCCGCGCCGGACATGCTCATGCCCGAGGCTGAAAACCCCATAGTCCCGCCGCCTGGCAGCGTAATGCCGATCCCGCTCGAGGTCACGCCAAGCGAGCAGCCGGCGACCGACAGGGAGACCTTGATGCTCGATACGTGCGAAATCCCAGACGAAGCGAGCGCGGAAATGGTGTGCAGGCCGTTCTGAACCGAGGTGACGATTCCGCTCGCACCGCCGCTGCCGAGCGCGGTGATCGTGTGCAAACCGCCCTGGACGCTTTGGATGATGCCGCTCACCGAGCCCGCGAGCGCAGAAATCGTGTGTAAGCCGTTCTGGACGGAAGTGACGATGCCGTTGTTGGCGCCGGTCAAGGCGGAAATCGTGTGAAGGCCGTTTTCGACGGACTGAATGATGCCGTTGGCCGACGCACCGCCTATGCTCGCGAGCGCAGAAATCGTGTGCAGGCCGTTCTGGACGGAAGTGACGATCCCATTGAGCGAGCCGCCCTTGACGATCGAGAGGGTGTGAAGCGCGTTTTGGACCGAGTGAATGATGCTGTTGGCGAGGTGGACCGTCGTGGTGACGGCGGAAAGGAGCGCCTGCGCCCCCTGGCCCATCTGCGCGGTCGCGCCCTGCGGCTGGGGCGTCGCCGGGGGAACGGTCGGCGACGTCATGACCTGATGCTTGATTTGCATCGTGTTGGGCGTGCTGATGACGAGCCCGGTCGCCGTCAGGTGAAGCTGCACGCCATTGTCGCGGTGAAAACAGACATCGCCCGCGGGCAGATTCATGACGCGCGAACGCCGGTCGCCGCACTTGACGACGACGCCGTGCGAGCGATTCCCGCCGAGAAAGGCGACGATAGCTTCGGCCGCAGCGGTCGCGCCCTGGACCTGCGGGTTCGGAACGCAAGTCATCCCGTAGTCGTGGACGTACTCGATGTCCTGGGCCTGCTCGCCGGCATAGCCCTGATATTGGTGCTGCTGCCAAAAATGTGCGTCGTCGGCGAGCGTCAAGGTGACGCGCGCGAGTTGGCCGCCCGCGCGGCCCGCAACGTCGGCGTCGAGGAATTTCACCCAAGGCCTCCAAGGCCCGCGCCATAGGGCAGGCTGTCGCCATTGAGCGAGGCTTGCAGGCAGGCCGTGACCTCGGTTCGCGTGCCCAATTGCGAGTCCTGAAGGTGCTTGATGCCCTTGATGACGAGCCCGTCGATGAGGCCGTTGTTGCGCGGAAGGAGCATGGGCGACTGAATCGTAATCCCGACCGGGCCTGCGCCGGTAAAGGAGGCGAGAATCCATAATTGGCCGCTGTCCATGAGCCAGCCGGGCGTCGTGATCACGACCTCGAAGGTCTGCATGTTGATGTCGCCGGCGACGCGCTGAAGCGCCATTTGGGCTTCCTGCGCCGAACCGATATTGTTCAAAGGCACGACCTTGGGGCGTGGCTGGCCGGAATAGTTGTCGACGCCGACCTGGGCGATAACGCCCGCGACCGTCGTCCCGTTGTTGGCGTCGTCGCCCTTATTCTGCGCCGGCGCCTTCAAAGGATCGACCGCAAGCTGCCAATTCATGATCATGCGCGCGTTCTCGATATTGACGCCCTCGGTCAGGGTCGCGATCGACGCGCCTTGGAGCGCGCCTTGGAGCGCACGCGTAAGAACCAGATTCCCGTTCTGATCGTCGGTGAGGTACATATTTCGCCAGCCGGCGAGCTTGGTGATGAAATTGACGATCGGCTCGCCGATCTGCTCGGAAATGCGCGGAAAGGGCAAGTCTGCCCCGGACGTATCGCCTGTCATGACGACGTTGACGCCGACGATCGAGGCGACGGTCGACGCGATCTGCTGCAAGGTCTGGTTGATATATTGGCCTGGGTTCCCTTGGACCGTGGCGGCCGTGATCGCCTCAACGAGGCTTGCGACGATGATCTCGACCCCATGGGTCTGCTTGTCGTAGGCGACTTGACGCGTGATGACGGTCCCGGCGATGACCTGCTGGCCGCAGAGGTAGCCGT